TGATTCAGCATCGAGAACTCACGGAACTTGCGTCCTTTATGCGTTCTGCTCATTGAAGTATATTTGTGAGGTAAAATTAAGGACATGGCTACTCTTACTGGAAAGCAGGTAAAGAACACATACACGGGTTTGATGAAGACCCACGATAACGCAGGGATTACTTCAAGCCTCAAGCGCATCACAGATGGCGCTGGTTCTGATGTGGGCATCAAGCTTTCTGATAGTTTGCTTAGAGCAGACGCACTTGAGATTAACTCTGTCTCAGAGAACAACTCTAGGACTAAGCTCCTTAACTGGGATTCTTCCGACGGAGTGGTCGGATACTACTCCTTCTCTTCTGCCGACCCCGCTGTATCTGCATCTATCAGTAGTGACGATGTTACTATCACTACGGGCACAAACGCGGCCAACACCTTTACTCTTGTTAGCGGTGACAACATCACGATGTCTTTGTCTGGCACAGATATTACCATTGACGCAACTGCAGGCCTTGATGATTTGTTTGGAAGAAACATTGGTATAGGCGTTGATTCAACAACTACCATGACTGAGGCTGAAGCGGGTATGACATTTACCCTTGGAGCCTCCCCAGCTACGACAACTACAATTACACTTCCCGATGCAGTCGCTGGACTATCTTATGAGTTTAAGGTTGTTACATCGGCAACTTACATCATTAACTGTGCTTCTGGTGATTCATTTGGTGGCGGTATTGCATTGACTAATAACGGAATTAAGGGTAGTCTATCTGACGGTAGTGATACAAGACTTCCATATACGTTGTTTGAAGAAGCTCAAGCGGGAGATGATAGAATAACAATCTCTGGTCTAGTTACTTCAGGAAATAAGAAAGGTGGTTACGTAAGACTGGTTGCTTCAAGCGCTAGTAAGTGGGAGGTAGAGGGACATTTATTCAACTCGATTACGTACAACCTTCATGCACAAACTAATGGTATGCCTACTTCTGCAGATAGCCCATCAGTGTTTAGCAATCCTTAATTAGTCGTAACTTAGGGCATGGACGATATTTTGAAAAACACCATGTTCGAGGAGATTGACGAAGCCTTCGAGCAGATTGAGCAGATTGTATCTAAGTACAACATGTCTGGGAACATCGTCTACATGGGGTGTGTTGGTCTCTTGGAGGATGAGTCAGAGGACACTCACGAGTGGCAGGTTAAGTACACATGGAATGTAAAAGACAAAGACGAGTTGCAGGAGGTTCTTCAGCTTCAGGCCGAAGCTTTCATTCAGGCTGAGCCCGACGACCCCCTCGACTTTCTTTTTATGAACTGATATGATTATTAGAAAGATTGTCGTTGGGCCAAACCCCAAGGACGCCATGGCCTACTTCGTAGGCATGAAGGCTGGTAAGGGAAAGGTCTCCGCTATTGTGGAGGACGAGCGAGCCGCGTTTAAGTACAGCATCCGCAGGTACAACGTATTCATTGAAGACGAGGATTCTACCTATATTTGGAAAACGGTTGAGAATCAACCAGTCTTAATTGAGTACGATTGTAACTTTAGATGAAGTCATTGAACCACTTCATCGTTAAGGTGGAGAAGCGCTTTAACGATACCCTTGATGTAAACGGACAAGAAATCTATCTCGATTCCAAGTGGAACGAGTTTGAGCACCGCATCTGCTACGGAGAGATTGCCTCCGCTCCCATTCGTCACAACACAGGAGCGAAGGAGGGAGACACTCTTTTCTTCCATCACCACGTAACGACAACGGACCACTTCAAGGTTGGCGAGGGATTGTATCTCTCTACCTACCAGGAGTATCGTCCGCACTCTATTGCCTACAGGCGAAAGGAGGATGGTGAGATTGTGATGCTCGGCGACTGGCTCTTTGTTGAGCCTGCCGAAGTCGAGAAGGTTGACAAGGTCACCGATAGCGGTATTGTCACCGAGCTTGGCATCAACGTCAAGGATAGAGACGTGGCTACGGTAGTGGCACCCACGGAGTATCTAAAGGTACAGGGCGTTAAGGCTGGCGATAGAGTTGGCTTCAGCAAAGACGCTGACTACAAGATGAAGCTTGACGACGGAAGCATCGTTTTCAGAATGACTGAAGACCACTTGCTGTATGTCGAAGAAAGCTAAGTTCACAACCATCGAAGCCTCTTCGAGGCTGATGGAGAGTATGGCTATCGCCATCGACAACATGATTGAGGAAATCAAGAAGCCCGTTGACCCCGAGGTCAATGGTAGCGCACGAAAGGCGGAGCTTCAATCCATCAAGCAGACGGCTGTCGATTGCAAGGAGCTGATTGTAGAACGGCAGAGATTGGAGCAGATGGTCAAGGACTTGAGACAGAACGGGGAGATTGAGTCTGACCGCGATTACTCTGGAGGCTTTGCGGAAAGGTTCAGTAAATAATGCCACTGGTATACAGAGACGATGAAGAGGCTCTTATCTCAATTTGTCCCAACGGTACGGAGGGAGAAGTTTACGAACTTGCGGGGCTACGCATTCTTCTTCCCGCTCAGCCCCCCGAGAGCGAAATACAGGGATATCAAGAGGCAGACGACATGCACGTGTGGCAAAGGCGGGCTATGCCTGCAGAACTGCTTCGCATTAAGTCTATGGATGAGTGGGCAGAGATGCCCCGAGAGTTTAGAGAAAAGTTTCGTCCATATATCGAAGAGGAGTTTCGCCGTAGGCGTGAAGGCTTTTGGTTTTTCAATAAAGGTATTCCTACATATATTACGGGGCGTCACTACATGATGCTCCAGTGGACTAAGCTCGACATCGGTTATCCCGACTACCTGGCTTTCCAACGAGACATCTTCTTACACATGGCAGCATGTGAGGCTGACCCAAGATGCATGGGGCAGCTCTACACCAAATGTCGTCGTAGTGGCTACACAAATATCTGTTCGTCGGTCCTCCTGGATGAGGCCACGCAGATTAAGGACAAGCTCCTGGGTATCCAGTCGAAGACAGGTAAGGACGCGCAGGAGAATATATTCATGAAGAAGGTCGTGCAGATGTTTCGGCATTACCCCTTCTTCTTCAAACCTATTCAGGATGGAACGACCAATCCGCGCATGGAGCTGGCTTTTCGCGAGCCGAGTAAGAGAATCACGAAGAACAATAAGACTGCGACGAAGGGCGAGGCTCTTAATACGGTAATCAACTGGAAGAACACGACCAACAACGCATACGATGGTGAGAAGCTTCACATGCTCTACCTTGATGAGGCAGGCAAGTGGGAGAAGCCAACGGATATACGTGAGGCTTGGCGCATTGAGCGAACGTGCCTTATTGTTGGGCGGAAGATTATTGGAAAGGCTTTGGTGGGTTCTACTGTAAACCCAATGGACAAAGGTGGAAACCAATTCAAACAACTCTGGGAAGATTCTGATGTGGCGAAGAGAAACGCCAATGGGAGAACAGTGTCTGGTCTATACAGAATCTTTATCCCTGCTTACGACGCACTGGAGGGGTTTTTTGATAAGCATGGAAATCCTATCGTAGACATCGAGAAGCCCGTTGAGGCTATGGATGGAGAGGTCATGCAGTTCGGCTCTAGGAAGTTCTTGAAGAATGAGCGCGATGCTTTGAAGCATGACGCCCGTGAACTGAATGAGTTCATCCGACAGTTTCCGTTCACCACCGACGAAGCCTTCAGGGATTCTGTCGAGGGCAGCCTGTTCAACATCGGTAAGATTTACGAGCAGATTGAATACAATGAAACCATGTTCCCAGACCCTGTTGTCCGTGGCAACTTCGTTTGGAAAGGTGGTGTTCAGGATAGCACCGTCTTGTTTCACCCAGACTCTCAGGGAAGGTGGTATGTATCCTGGATGCCTGACGTTCAGAACAGGAGCAACATCCTAGAAGAGCGTGGCAAGAAGGTTCCGCCCAACTCTAACGTAGGTTGTGGTGGTGTTGACTCGTATGATATTGACGCTACTGTTGATTCCAGCAGGGGGTCAAAGGGTGCGTGCCACATCTACAACAAGTTCAATCTAGACGGCGCGAGCAACATGTTTGTTGCGGAGTATGCCAGCCGTCCGCCCCTTGCTAAAATTTTCTATGAGGATGTTCTGATGGCTGCCGTGTT